GTAAGCCACTTCATCTTTTTCTTCTAGCCCTCCCAGGAATATTCTATTACCGCCTGACACCATAAATTTAGACGATGGTGCCTGGTCATTTTGTAGAATACCGCCTTGGGTGTACAGGAGTTGATTGTCTACAATGTCTGCATCTGCAGCAATATCAGTTAACGAAATAAGCGAACCATCATTAGGAAGAAAATACCCTGTAGATTGCAATTTATAAAACGTAGCTCCATTATTCGTAGTTCTAAACAGAGTAATCATTATCCCTGAGTAATTATCAGAGTTAATTTTCAATGACCCAAAAGGACTGTTAATAAAAATGCGGATTGATTCTGTGCTTGCAGATGTTGGTCCTATGGTCACGATTGGAGAAGCTGCAGAGAAACTTAGCTGTCCGTTGGCATCAAAATACTCATAGATTGCTACATAGGAAAATGTTTTACTAGCAACTGCAGGAGTAGGAAACGCAGAAGTAACTGTCTCTGCTATGACCGCAGGAGGTGACTGCCAAAATCCATTTTCGTAAAACCCTCTGCCATCAAACTCTAGTAATGACCCAGAGTTATAATAAATAGAAGCACCTAGTTTTGACTTCATTCCAGAATCAGATGCTTGGTTGATAAACGTTCTTTTTGTTCCAACGAAATTTAACGGTGCTTCAGTAGCCTCTCTTACAGCAACAGTGTAAACTGAAGGGTAAAATATTGATGATATTGATGCAGTTACCTGTGGACTATTTGACACCTGAAAGTTTGGTAAAGTAAAAAGATCCTGTGCATAGGTAGCGTTTATAGAGAACTTTTGCTTCACATAGCCAGTCAAAAACTCAACTACGTAACCATTGTTCTGATTCTCTTCTTGTAAGTGAATTACACCGTATGGAATAGAGTTAATAAATATAGGTTTTGATAAAATCTTAGGTCTATAAATTAGCTTGGTATTATCTGGAACTGCAGAAGTTGTATAACTAACCCTATTCATTTCAACTGATACAGCTTTTTTAGTCACAAACCCAGGATAAGGTTCTTCTAACGCTTCTGAGATAACATAGGCATAGCTTGCATCACATATAAGTGAAACTTTCCTTTGCTTTACTATGACAGAAACAGTTTTACGTGCCATCACAAGTGTAAATGAAGTATTAAAAGAGACTAATGATGTTTGTCCAGCAGTAGCACCATTTCCGTCTATATATGCAAGAACGACGTGGTTAGCAGTAGCATATAGATCAATGCCACATGGTGATCCAGAGACAAGATAATTACCACCCACTAGAGTATAGGTCCCAGTCAATACAGGAGTCGTTCCGCCTGCTAATGTAAACTTATAAAGAGCAACACTTGCTGTTGAGATAGTGGCTACATAAATTGTAGAACCGTTTCTATATGCACAAAATCCTGCGTTATCAAAATTTAGTGAACCTATCACTGCAGATGAAGTAAGAGTCAAATCCTTATCATATATGTTTACCTGAAACCCATTACCGCCTGTAGCGGACTGGGGAACAAACACAAAGAATGATGGGTTAGTAGAAGTTCCAACAACAAATACCCTAGCATTGTTTCTTTTTGCTATTACGCTTGATAAGAATATTGCTAGTGATTTTTCTTTTCTGGTGTTTGATACGTAATCTTCATAAATTAATGATGCTTGATAAGGTTCTGCAGTAGGATCACCTACTTTATAGCATATAGATGCAAACACATTATTTTGAAAGTCAGCGTCTGGACCTATTTCTTGAAACGAGCTCTTAGAGAAAAACTCTGAATCAACACTAATGGCATTCTTAAAGTCAGAGATTTTCTTCCAGGCATTCTCTTGGTTAAATAACGTGTAGACACCGTTAGAAGTAATTGCTGCAATCTTATCTTCATCCGAGGCAATAGCACTGACTGTATATGATGAAAGGTTTCCGCCATTAATTGAATCTGATAATTGAACAAAACCAAAACGCTTAGATAATTTACCAGTCTTTTGGAAACGCACATTTTGAAGCAGTAATGCTCTTCCTGCCATGACTTGCTTACTATCTGTCTTTGTGTCCATTCCTTCAGATATTGGAATAGAAACGGTCTGTCTTTGGAGTGCCATTTAAAATATCCAAACTTTAATAGTTACTGTAGCAGACGAGTCAAACGTAATAGTCTTCTCATCCGATGATGTTTTCCAAATATTTGCATCTGCATTCTGGTCTAAAACTATCCAACCAAGTGGAACGCTACCTAGTCCGTGATTAATTGTAGCAGTAGCAGGAGTAATTGTGGCAGAAAAAACATTCCCGACAAGAAATGGGTTGTTGATAAATTGCTTATTGAATTCTTCAGTAAATTGTACAGTTTTTGAAAGATTATATTCTAAGCCAGTCAGTTTCTTGTATGGTTTTAGTTCCATAGGTTTCTGAATCCTGCATAATTGGAATCAGTATCAACTACCCTTGCAGGTTCACCCGAATCTCTTCCTGCAGAAGCGGAAAGAATTCTTTGACGCATACTTTCTTTAGCTAATAATAGCTCTTCAACCGGTGACTCTTCTTTGACTCTCATTTTTATTGCTGCATCTATAACGACATACTCTTCATAACCATTAATGCCATTAAATGAGTCAGTATCTAATGTTAGCTCTTGAGGTAATGGAATATACCATAATCTGATTTGCTGTGATCCGTTAGGTGTAGGGATAAAAACAAGATCATCACCACGTACCTGGTACATTAAATTGTAGTTTCTAACGTTATAAAACGGCTCTCTGAATCTATTTCTTTCCTGCCATCTAAATGCTTTTAAAGTTATTGCTTGTGTTGATGATGTAACAAAATCAACACCCATAAGTTTATAAAAGTCTGCAGGTAGAGCGTATGTGTCCTGGTTGATACTCGTCGTGAAGTTATAGCTTAGAACAAAATAATTTTCACCACGAGAGGCAATTAAGAGATCATAAAGCTCTGCATTTGAAGCGTTTATATAGGTATTTAATTCGGCATCAGTAACAAACTTAGAGTTAACCATATCAGCACGTTGCCGTGATCTATTTCTCAATTCTAAAAGTGTTACGGATGCCATAATTATTAACCTTTACAAGGAAATTTCTATCTCAGCGCCTTCTTCTTCTTCCTCTGGTTCAAGAGCGTCCACTTCATGATCAAGAGCAATGAAAGCAGATATGACCTTATTAGGATCTTTACTTTCAATTGCTTTCAAAAATTCCATAGCGCACATTTTAACAGAGTCAGGATACATTGCAGGCATAGTTGAGTAGGCTTTTTTCCCACCGATAATGCCTTCAATGAGACCGTCTGAAATTTTCTTTTTATCAACTCCTAACATAATTGGCATAAAAACCTCTTAATTATCAAACGGCCCGTAAGAAGATTTTCTAAATACGACAACGAAAGAAACTACGGTTCCAGCAGAGGGATCAGCGGCTACACCAGAAAAATTTAGTGCTTCTATTTTGAACTTTTTATCTGCTTGAACGTCGGCTTGTAACGTCGAAGGATTTTCTTTTACGTATGCTTGTGCAATGTTTGGAGCAGTGGCAGAAACAATACCAGCAGAAACGAAAAGTAAACGTGACCATGAATCTTCCATTTCAAATTCATAAAGCCCTGTTCCTACTTTTGTAACTCCTGCAATACCGCCACCCTTTACAATTGCAACAGCTCCGGCAGCTCCAATAACAACAGACCCAAAGAGAGTGACAGTGTCCTTCTCGAGGGTATATTGGAATTGTGACATATATCTATTACCTATATAGTTACCCTTCCTTTTTTACCAGGTATAAACCCGATACCTTAGTTTTATCCGCTAAGTCGGTCATCCTTTATTAAGGGAGGTTTTTACACCTCCCCACTGTTGTTATTAGATAGTGAATGATCCAGAAGAACCTGGCCAGTATGAAGCAATCTGAGCGTAGTAACCTACTCTGATTTCTGCTGAGTCATCGTTAGATACTCGGAGCATTTTAAGTCCGTCCATATCTAGGATCATCGGCATACCTTCAAGGGAGTGGATTTTCCACATATCAAGTTGAAGCATTTGCATTTTGTTATCAGGACAGTTTCTGTCCGGGATAACAGTAGCAATTGATTTACCAAGGTTAACTTTTACACCCTGGAAACCAATGTTTGCATCTTTTGCAATTACGTCAACGAATTGAACTTTAGATCCAAGTGCTTTAGTAAGATCAGCGTACTTTTGGAATGACATGAATACGTGATCAACTTTACCGCCATCTCGTCCAATCTTCATTCCGCCCTGGATAAGAGCTTCTTCGATAGGAAGAGCAGAAAGATCACCACGAAAACCTGCAAGACGAGTAACGTCAACAGAACGGTCAACACCAAACCAGTTATCACCTGAAGTAGGAGCAACGGCAGGAAGCCATCCAGAAAGACCTTTCATTTTCTTATCGTAGTCACCTTCGATAGAGATGAAGTCGTTAACAGTAGCAGCTGCGATAGAAGTAGAAATGTTTGCATCAACTGTAACTTGTCCAAGTTCACGGTCAACTGCAACAACAGTCATAACACCAGAACGAACAGATCCACCGCCATTAGTAGCAGATAGTTTTAGCTTGTAATCAACTTCAAAGAAAACAACGTCTTCAGGATTACGAAGTTTGATTAGTGTAGAAGCTAGTACAGTAGTTGAGTCCAATTGACCGATAACACCTGAGCCGTTCCCGTAAAGAGCTTGGGCAGCAGAGTTAGTAACGTTCAACTGAGCTGAATCAATTTCTTGCTTAAGAGCAGAAACGAATGCACCAGAGTTATTCTTAGAAGCAAGAATCAATTCGTTTGTGATTCTAGCAACAGCATAGTCAGACGCTCTTGTGTAACGGAAAGCAACGTTTTTAACGTTAGTTGAGTTAGACTGAGCAGTAGCAAACGTAGAAGATCGTCCTGCGTTTGGAGCATACTTTAAAGGCGCTTTTGCATCTTCGCCATAAAAGTCAGTAGCCTTTGGCATAAGAGCTAGAAGAGGATTGTCTTTATAAGTTGCGTCTTTTGGTAGACCTGAAGGGTAAAGCGTCTTTAGAATAGCCGCCATGTTGATAGTTGTAGCTGTCATGAGTGATTTCCTTTAGAAAGATTTAAGTTGTTGTTCAAATAATTTTGCCGCTGCTCTCAATCTTTCTTCTTCGGTTTTCAGCTCAGGACTATTTGCTGATGATTGTGAGAACGAGTCATCGAGTGTGAATTGGCCCATAACTTTCGAGCCGAAAAAATCATCATCGGCATTTACACCGAGAAGTTTTTTTACCTTGTTAGATTTTGCCATGCCCTGCACCGTCTCTTCAAGTTTTTTCTCATAGAGCTGACACGCTTCATCAAAAGTCATAAGTTTTGGTGCACCTGACTCAGCAGTCTTTAAGTAGACCTGCTTAATAACACTAAAGACCTCGTCAGCAGCTTCAAACGTAGTAATCAATTCAAAATCATCTGCCTTAGATTGTATAAACTTCTTTAGCTCTGCATTATAGTATTTGCTTTGCTCCTCGATCTCTTGATTCTTTTTAAGTGAATCTTGTTCGGCAAATTTTTCCTCAAGTAACTTTTTGTATTCTTCATCTTTTGCAGATAGCTGAGTTTTTAACTCTTTTAACTGTTTCTGGATTGGATCAAGCTCTTCATCTGTTAGCGAGGCGAGCATTTTATCCTGGAGCTCTTCAAACTTAAGACCTTTCTTTTTAAAAAACTCTGAAGGATTTTCAGTGGCAAGACGATCAAGTTGTTCCCACTCTGAAAACTTCTTTTCTTTTTCTTCCATGTCCTTAAGTTTTTGTTGCCAGGATTTCTGTTTCTCTAACAATCCACGCTCTTTTTTCGCTAGTAGTGCAAGTTTTTGTGACCAATCATCAACTTGTGGTGCAGATGATTCTACTTCGATTGACTCAGAGGCATTGTTAATAACTTCAGGATTTACTGCCTGTGATACGATTGACTCTGTGATTGAACCTGTTTCCATATAGACTCCTTATTGAATACCAGTTTCGGGTTGAGCTTGCATTAATGCTTGTTCTTCTAGTGACATTTCAGGCATAGCAGGAACAGGAGGCATCATCTGCTCTTTAAGTGATAGCGCATCATTGATCCATTTTTGTAAAAGATCCAACCTATCAATAGGCAATCCCCTAGACTTCATCCTTAGATAAGTTGAGTTCATGTACTGGATACCATAATCAAGATTCTGATAAGGTTCTGGTGGGTTATAAATGCCATCCTCAATGATGGTATAAACCGTCCATTTAATATCATCTGTGCCTGCGTTTTTGTTTTCTGTTATTTCTGAAATGTCTGGGAACTCTAGAAGACTTAAACCTTCTTGTGGTTCTAATAATCCAGCGGCAAGCATTTCTTGGACGTAAGCAAGTCTACCTGCAGGAGTTTTAGGTAACATAGAAGTTGGGTATGCCTGCATCACATACTCAGAGTTTTTAAGTTTGATCTTTTTAAAGTCAATCTTCTGAGCACCATATTTATCAGGTGATAACACCACTACGTTCCCACCCTCGTCTGCAATCTGTTTAGAGTGATCTATAATTGCGTCTGCTAGGTCTAAATGGAATTGCTCCCAGGCCTGAGATAATTCAGCAAATCTTTCTGTTTCAATATCATTGTATTCCCTAAGTGCTTTACCAGAATCAAGTCCACTAGGTTTTTTAGACTGTGCAGTCAACTGTGATAATCCAATCTCCTCAAATGCTTTTTGATAAACAGTAAGGAACCAGTCAATCACTGCAGGATTAATACCCATAGGAAAGTTATATGAAGGAGGTGCACCTTTATATTTAACAATAGTCCCAACTTCGTTGTTAAAATGCGTGTCAATAATCTCTGACATATAATCAACCAAGATGTTTGGTGACGACATGATGTTCATAGATCTTGATATACGTCTTAGCATTCTGTTGATTTCAATTTGATGGCCTGTAATAATTTCAGAAATGCCTTTAGAGAAGTATCCAACTGCATTAGGCACATATTGAATTCTAACGTAAGGTATTTTTTCTTTCTCAAAGTCTTCATAAAGAAATGTAGCAGTGGAAATACCAATAAAATGCTTACCTTTATGTAGGATTTTATTACCATCCTTGTCATAAGTCACATGGGCACATCGGTATGCTTCAACTACAACGGCAAGTTGATGGTTAGACTCAAACGAATCAATAAAGAATGGAATGTCAGTAATACTTGCCTCTGCAATCTCAACAGCAAAATCAGGATACTTTTCTTTTAACGTCCCCTTATCAACAACTCTCACTTCGTAAATAGTTTTAGGCTCCATTCCATACATAACCTCTGCCTGGTTAACTACAAGACATGGTTTAAATACTTTCTTTAAATGGATATTACCCTGGGCATCATGCCAGTGCTTAATAAACCCATCACCGAATATAAGAGCATCTCTTAATGCTTTTTTAGATTCTTCATAAACCTTAGATTTATAGAATTGCCCATAGACATATTTAGACAGCTTCTTTGCTTGTTGTTGCATTCCCCAGTCACCATCATCTGTTAAAAATGATGGCCTAACTTTATTCTTTGCAATCTTAGATACAAGCGTATTAGTAGCAGCCTGCACTATGTTCATAGTGAATTTAGCGTCCAGGGTGTCAAACGTAAGATTGAAAGTAAAAGCAGAATAAAGAGGTAGACCAGAATAGAGTCTAAAATGCCTCTCATCTAAGTCCTCCTGGGCAGTTTGGTTTCTTCTTATGTTTCCTGCGGTTTCAAATACTCTTTTATGTGGATCTTTTTCTAAGTCCCACCAGTTTTTTTGTAATTCCATTAATTAGCTCTCAGTTTAAGGTTAGAAGCAGAATAATATAAATCATCTTCAGTAATCTTTTCAGAAGAACCAATGCTAGGCAACACGTTTGATTCTGATATGTACTTCACTGGGCTTATTTTGATCTCAATATCACCACTTTTAAATGATTCTACCGAGTGAGATCTTAGTACGTGTAAAAGCCTGTCTAGTTCTTCAGTATTGATACTCATTTTGTTTTCTCCTCATATCTGAAAGTTGTTTTGCGTATGCATCCATGTATTCATTTGAATCTATGTCTTCTGGTTTTGGTTGTTCTTTCCAAAGATAATTTCTAGCTTCCCGCCAACTATATAACATGGCGTCATTGCAATGATTAGGTATTCTAGGATCTTCTATTTGTTTTGTTTCATCTTTCCATTGAAGTGATTCTTGTTCGGAAATTAAAGAATCTGTTGTTGCTTTAAAGTATTTGATTCTTCCTCTTGTTACATCATCGGCCATGATTTTAAGGAAAGATGCTTTATCTTCTTTCTTTGCTGCCTCTAATGGAATGTTGTGACGATTTCTCATTTCCATTACACCCTGTTTATTGGCACCATCAACTATAATTTTTGCTATGGGATAACGTCTTAAATAATCTTTTATTCGATTTGCAGTATCAGTTATATCAAGCTCGTTTTCTTTGTACGCTTCTACGACATATAGCTCCGGAGATTTTGCATGAAAAGCAGTTAAAACAAATGAGCAATCATCATTATAACCAAGATCAACACCGAGGATATATGTAGCGTTAACCAAGTGAATATGATCAATGATAGTATTTTCATTAATCTTAATGATTAGTAACTTATCGTCTGCGCACCACTCATTAAGATAATGCGTTTTATATTCAGAGGTAAGCATGAACGTAGGGTTAAAGTTTTTAATCCAATCTACGTGCTCTTGCCATTTATCCTTAATGTACGGGTTATCAAATGCAGACCATTTGTGGATAGACCATCCTGGCTCTTTTCCACTTGTAACCTGCTCAAAAAATGTTTTGGGTATATTCTCAGCAGTACCTAGCAAAGTTAACCTACCAGACACATCGGCAAGTGCAGGCATAATCATCTGGTAGCAAATCTTTTTTAAGTCTTGAGATATAGACCCAGCTTCATCAATTTTAACTGTTTTATATTTCCCTCCTAGAATCTTTCGCATCTCTTTATACGACGAATCTAACCCAAACAATCTAATCTCTGACTTGTTATTAAGACGGATGATGCCCTGCTGCTCGTTTGATCTAAACTGAATCTTTTTTTCTTCTAGTTCATGGAGCATTATGTCCCAAATGATATTCTTTGCAGACCCTAATGTAAGAGCACCATATAAGTGTTTTGTCTCTGCTTCATCTAGTGCAGTCTGAAGCGTTTCTTTTGCCTCTCCTGTTGATTTACCAGCTCGCCTGGTACATTGGATGCCTTTAAGGATTGACTTGTCCTGAGATGCTTTAAATTGCTTTGTGAATGATTGATCTAAAAAGTTAACCTGTTGCCCGATGCCTCTACGCTTTAGTTCTTCGATAATTAATTTAAGTCGGGCGGCATCATTCATTATTTAATACTTCTCTTCGCAGAATATTCCACACTCAATGTTATTTTTTGACTTTCTTCCTTTAGCATCTTCTGGAATTTCATCTAGAAAATATCTAACACCTTTGTACCTAATTAGTTTTGCACTAATCATCCTAGATTGATTGCTTCTATGTTGGTAAATTTCTGGAAATTGAGTTTTTACTAACTTCCAATACTCAACTGAAGATGACTTAACGCAACTAATGCAATTTGCATTAGGAAAGTTTAAGGAATAAATGTAGGGCAGTTTGATATTTTGATCATTGAGTATTTTAAAACAATCATCTTTAGTAATTTTTAAGTCTATTAACACAGGCAATAAAGGTTTTTCGGTTTGTATAAACCTTTCATGCCTTTTAATCTCATCATAAGTAAATCCTAAAACTGTGTAGTCTGGCCTATGTATTTCTTCCCATACTTGCCTTGCTTTCTTTTTAAGAAGTGACGTACATGGAGCACCTTTTATACCAGACATATATTTTTTCTTTTCCCATACCTCAACACATGACTGGTTAGGGAAATTAGGATTAACAGCAAACTCTATTTTTTGACCCAACCATTTTTCAACGTCTTTTAAAAATCTTTGATTGTCTTCATGCTCTTCTTTTATTGGATTGTTTATTATTCTTATATCGTGTGTATTACCATATAGCTCAATAGTTTTTTTTGCTGCTACTGCTGAAGCAGCTCCACAAGAAAACCAAACTGCTATAAGTTTTTTATTATTCATTATTTTTAATGTTTTCTAAAGCTTCAAGTAACTTTTTGTTTTCAGCTTGAAGATAGTTTTTTGTTTTAATTAAATCATCAATTTCATCGCAAGCTTCTTTCCAGTGCTCAGCTTTTACAAACTTTTGATTATTGGCATAAAACTCTAAAGTTTCACAAAGTTCTTTGTTTTCAGCCCTTTCTCTTTCAAGTTTTTCGTAAAGTGATAATGCGTCTAAGGGGTTAGTGTTTTGAACTTTTAACTTCTGATCTTCGGTCGCACGATCTTTACAATATGAAGTATCAAACTGAAACCATTGGTATTTCCCTGTTTCTTCAACTTGATTTTTCTCTTCCTTATTTAATGGTCTTCGCCTTTTGCAGACAGGGCACTCCACTCTAAAAAGGTCAATGCTGAATCCGTAAAGCGTCATGTTTCACCTCGATATTTTGCTAATGCCTCTGATGCTGTTTTAGATTCTCTAGTCGGTACAGTCGTCCATGGGTTAAATTCATATTTTGATTTTTCTATCTCTTCCAGTGCCTCAACTAACATCTTGCTCTTCTCACGTTCTTTCTCATATTTCTCGTTCATGTTTTTAAGTGTCGTACCATTCCAAAATTCTCTAGTTGGTTCAAAAAGTCTCGTACACTCATCTTGGAGTTCTTTGATTCGTTTATCTCGGATTTCAATTTCTCTTTTTGCTTCTCTGAATAGATGCTCACAACATGGATTCATGAATTCCCCCCCCAACTTATACGAAAGCTCCCTCATGATCTCTTTTCTTATAAACTGAAATGCGGCTTGCATCTCACCTGAGAATTTAACTTGAAAATCATCACAGTTTTGAGTGGTAACTGTTTTCCAGTTTCCACCATCAAGTGCCTCTATATCAAAATATGATTTATCAACTGCTCGCCCATTTATTTTGTAAGCATGAAGCTTGTCCCACACCAAGATATTCCAGTCACTACTACTAGCTATCTGGTCAAATTCACCTAGATCCATTATTCACCTCGATACTTTTCGAGTGTCTTTTCATAAAACGGTTTTCTAAACTTCATTCTTCCCAAGCAATCTTTTAATGCTTGCTCCTTATCGCTTGAATATCTTTCAATTAAATTAATCATAAACCAATGGTCATCATTACATTTTTTAACAGCCTCAAATAACATCTCGCTTTTCTCTCGTTCTTTCTCTAATTTGTCATAGAGGCTTACAGGGTCTAGCGGAGAGCGATTTCTTATATACTCGCAAGCATATTTCCAAGCAATCGATTGATTCATAAGCCTAGGGTCCCCTGGATTAAAATCAACTTGATAAAAATCTTTGAACCACTTCTCAAATTCTTCTTTGTCTTTATCGATCATTTTTCACTTACTTCTTTTAGTGCTTCTCTAGCTATTAAATAATCTGGTTCTGGGTAATTTTTTGAATTAGCAATAGATTTTAAAGCCTCACGCAGCTTTTTGTTTTCAGCTTCGAGTTTCTCGCACAGTTTATCTAGTGAGCCTACCACGCAATACTTATGATTAAATCTTTCATATTCTATAGCAGCTTGCCATGCTTCATTGTAGTTATCAAATTCAGATACTTTATTTTTGTACCACTTCTCAAACGCTTCTTTGTCTTGATTTTTCATATAATATTATGGCGGAGAGTTAGGGATTCGAACCCCAGGTAGACTTTCATCTACGACAGTTTTCAAAACTGTTGCCTTAAACCACTCGACCAACTCTCCTATTAATTATTTTTTAGATTCAGCTTTTACTAGGTAAGCAATATTAGTAGAAAATACTAATACTTCTTTTTGAATGTCCTTCATCTTAATTACAACAGCACTTAATTTAGAGTCCCAATCAATTGACGTATGAGCGTCTACGGCAACAAATGTTTCATTCTTGTGATTCGGTAAGCGCACTGCCTGAGCAAAACAAACTGCTATAACTTCCATGATGACTCCTATTTGAAAAATTTAAACCTATCGTATTCAAAATTATATTTATTAAGTAAAAACCTGAGATCTTTTGTATAAAAACTAACTGTAATGTTCTTTTTAGTTTTAAAGATCTTATCCAGGATCATGTTAGCAATACCCATTCTTCTAAATGCCATTTTAACTAGCACATAATGAAGCGTGTAATTCAAATCATAGATAGCATACCCGACTATGAATGAGGGGTCATCATCGGTACAGGCAACTAGGATATTTATCTCGCCTGACTGAAATTTATTAATAAGGCAGTTAGATAAACCATCATGATAAATGGAGAAGCGTTCTTTCTTCCCTGTTGTGTCCTCATAAGAGGATTTAATCATTGTAGTTAGAATGAAGTTCTTATCGTCTGGTAGGAACTCTCTTAGAATTATGTTCACTGCATTTTCTCAACTAGTTCCTGGGCCTCTTTAATAAGAATCTTTGTGTCTTCTTTTGAAACCTCAACCATTTTAGTTTCAACTTTATCTGAGTAACCACACTTATTTTTTAAAAGAAAAATTAAAATTGCTACATTTCCAGCAAGTGCCATTTCAACAGCTTTCTGAATTAACTTTAATTGTAATCCACCTTCATGAAATGAACGGTATTCTTCAAATGTTCTACCGGTATCTCTAGTAATAGCTCTTTGAATTGTCCTTTCGTGTACTTTTAAACCATTTTTTTCTAGTAAAAATTGTAATTGCTTTATAGTCGCACCAAAATAAAGTGCAGTGTCTACAATTTTATAATCAAATTTGGTTTCAGGTTTTGCCATTTATAAAATCTCTTTTGTTTTTTTTCATGACTTTAATAATTGATTGTCTCGCTCTAGCTTTAACTCTTCGTAGGTTTGACCGGTTAATTCAAGTGTGGCTTTCTTGCCTGTGTAGTTTTGCCAACGGTTGATTATTATATCGCAATATTTTTCGTCTAATTCCATTCCGTAGCATTTGCGATCAAGCTTCTCAGAGGCAATGATAGTTGTTCCTGACCCGCAGAATGGCTCAAAAACAACCCCGGTTTGTTTGCTAATTAGGCCAATGCCTTTCTCTGGGAGCCCAACCGGAAAACAGGCTTTATGGTTCTCCTGCTGAGAGTTCTGGTTGGAAATCTGCCAATGATTACTAGTTACCTCTTCCAGCCCTAGCATTTCGCCAGAAGTAGAAAATACAAATACTGGCTCCCAATCTCTCATAAGGGATCCCTTGAATGGAATTGAGGACGTTTTTCGCCAGCAAACCTGTTCAATTAAAAAATCCAAATAAGGAACAATCTGTCTTATGTATTCACTTCGGCTGTTTGCATTATATGAAACATTCCAAAAAATAAATCCATTTGTGACATTAAAGCAATTACCCAGAACGGTTGCGGCAAAATCAACGTATTCGGTTGAGCCCCTATTATCATGATAGCCCTCTCCGTAAAGTTTTTTGCTTTTCTTACTAGTGAAAATGTCCCCATCTCCGGCTTTAGTGTTGGCATTGTAGGGAGGGCTAGTAAAAACAACATCCGCTTTCTCGCCATTCATTAGCTTCTCAACATCATCAAGCATGGTTGAATCACCACACAACAACCTATGATTCCCAAGTAACCACAAATCACCTTTCCTTGTAATCGGATGCACCACTTCTGGAACTTTATCCTCGTCACATTGAGGTTCTAGCTTCTCTATAGGCTCAATTACAAAATCCTTAATACCTAATAACTCAATATCAAACGGCCCTAGCTCTAATATGTCAGTATTAATTTGCCCAAAGTCTAAACTAGACTGAGCAGCTAAAGCATTATCGGCCGTTAAATGGGCATATTCTTGCTCTTCACTGTCAAAGTCCTGAAACATACAAGGAAGCTCTTTAACACCCTTTTCTTTGGCAATCTCAAGCCTTAAATGACCTGCTACAAGTTTACCAGTGCGATTAGAAATTAAAAGTGGAGCTCTAAAACCTTGATAGTCAAAGATCTTTCTAGCGTATCTTTTTTGTTCTTCAGTATGAATGTTATTATTTTTATCGTTTGGGATTATTTTGTTGATCGGCACCATTACGATGCTAGTAGCCTTAATTTCCATTTCTAACTCTCTGTGAAATGTTTATATGATTGTTTCAAAACATATAACAATTGCAAAGAGTTATTTAAGAATTATTTATAATCCCAATTTAGTTTGTCCAACTGTCGCTATTTTCCCAACTTAACAAATAACTTTCAAACTTCTCAATCTCTTGACTAAGTTTTGCATTCTCAGACTCTAAGCCTTTTACTTGGCAATAACAGTAAATTTTAAACTCTTTCCCAGGTATGACTACGTGTGGATCTGATTCTGTTAAAAATTGATTCTGGCATAATTCACAAGTAAGTATCATTTTTAGTCCTTATTCTAAATTCAAAAAACTCTTTAAATATTGTGACATTATAAACCAAAAGCCTGCCATTTATTTTTTAGGAAAAAAATCCATCCACATTTTGCTTACGTTCTTTTGGTTAAATGGCTTCCAAGAACATTTTTTCGTCATTCCATAACGCTTTCTTGTAAGGTTTGATTTAAGTTTATTGCAATCAACACAAAGAATTTGAAGATTTATTAACTTTAAAGCTCTTGATGGGTTAGTTGACAATGGCCTTATATGATCAATTTGCAAACTGTCTTTTGATTTACAATATGAACATTCATTTTCATAATTATTTAGTATGTAACTTCTAACACTTTTCCATATGTCAGAATTAAAGAAAATATTTTTTCTTTCTTTACTAATATCAAACTGGTTTCTTTGTATTAATACTTTTTTCTTAATTAAATCCGAATGTTCTTTTGTAACTAAAAACTCTTTTATTCTATTCATAGTAAATTGCTTTTTGGAGAGCAGGAATGAAAAAAGAACTAAGACAAAAACAATCTAGTTAAAATTAATAACTGATTTATCTGTCCTGTCTTCAATCCCTGCTATAACCGAGCTTTGCTTCTCGGAGCCGCAGTTTATGAACCCACTTGCTACTCTTAACCCTAACCATGTGCAACCTTTCCAATTGGCAAGGAGTACGGAGAAATGGGAATCCCGTAGGGCTGCCCTGTATTTATTATACAATTACCCCAAAAAGTAAATTAAATATTTACAATTTAGTTAAGTTAGGGTATAAGTATAGTCTCTATAAATGATAAGGATTCAAATGGATACTCGTTTCGCCATAGGCAACACCGTTCAATATATACTTCACCCTCAAATAATCTTTATTGTTACTGAGATCTTAATAGATGACTCAGGTGTTTATTACACAGGCATCGACGAGGACAAGATTCAGCTCGGTTATTTCCGTCAAAACTACCTAGAACTATATGAATAGCGAATTAATTACCTGCCCCAATTGTGGGCAAGAGACTGAGTATCATTTCCAGGATGACCAATTAAAGCATTGGGAATTATGTCTCTGTGCGAAACAATATAAACAAACCAAGTTAGATACGTTCGATTTACAAATCAGGAGAATATTACATGAAGTCTATCGCAGCCGCCCTCGTAAAGTTTCAATCGCAACTAAAGCCAGTCGAGAAGGGATCTGAGAATCCTTTCTTTAAGTCTTCTTATGCGAGCCTCAGTGACATATTACAGGCCGTAATGCCTTTATTAAGCTCTTCTGGGCTATCCATAACTCAACCCATGCGTGTTACCGATAATGGCACCATACTGATTACAAGGCTTCTACATGAGTCAGGAGAAGTGATTGATTCAGAAATGTTTTTACCTCATAACCCAGACCCACAACGTTATGGATCATTAATCAGTTACTATAAGCGTTATCAGTTAACTGCTCTTTTGGGGATTGCCACAATTGATGAAGATGATGATGCCAATCGAGCATCGGGAAAGGATATTGGTTATAAGCCATCACCTGTCAAAAGTCCGACACCTAAGCCTACATTTATAGTTGAGCCAACTGCTGAGCCAAAACCTGTTCAAATTAAAAATCCTATGGATAAGGCATCCGATGCTCAGAAGGGTGCATTAACTAAAATGGGTATCTATTTCTCTAACGATATTACTAAATCAGAAGCAAGCGCATTGATTGAAAAAGCCAACATGGAAAGGAAGTCTAGCAGATGAGTTTTAATAAAGTATTTTTGATGGGAAGTATTAAGAACAAACAACCAGTACAGGCCAAATCAGGGAACTTGATTTTAAAGTTCACCGTAAAGACCTGGGATAAAGAGGGCAAAGAATATGTTGACTGTGTCGGTTATGGAAAACTAGCTGAGATTATTCAGAATGATTTCTCAGAAGGCGAGACCATATTCATAGAGGGCAAAGCTCATACCTGGTTAAATGGTGAACAAAAAAAGACTACAATAATTTGTGAACGTTTTAGGTCTTATTCTTTAAAAAATACAGAGTTTTAGATGAGGCTTAATTCAGATCCATGCCCTAAAACTATTGCTGATATAGATAAACCTGGGACTGTATTTGTTCTAACTTCTGACAAGTCTGACTGGGTTTACCATGACCGGATTGGTGACATTGCAGTTTGTAGACCACTTCAAGACGTAACTTTGGTTAATCTTCCTTTAGATGCAGGTATTGAAAATGTCTTTTAAATTAATCTATGATTTACTTTTTACTGCTCTTTTACTTTTTGTGGGATTCTATTTTGGAAGATTCACAGGATTTAAAGAAGCTGCTGCATTAGAAAAGCATTATGCGTATAGCATGAAACAGAGTCTAAAGAATTGCATAGAGGTGATTAGTAAATGAGAGTACAGTGCGTCCTTTGCCCAGACCTTGAAATTGATGAAAATGCCAGAGTGTTTGTTAGGGAAACAGGGAAAGAGATCATTCCACAATTAGAGCATTCACTCTCAATCAATGGGCCTGTAGTTTATTATCGTAAGGATGGTAAAACCAGAAACCTATCTTTAAGGTCTCTTTATTTCGCTGCTCATATAAAAGGCTGCAAAATTACTAGAGGTGACACAACGGAACCAGTAAATGGTGACTATTTTGATCTAAGACCACAAAATTTCTACACTAAAAAACCTGATAAAATTATAAAAGCAGAAGAATCTTATTCCTGTTGGATGAACGGCTCAGGAGAATTATTTTGCTAGTAGGTCATACAATCACTAAAAAAGATAATGGTCCTATTAAGTTAACTGTTGGTAATGAAATTGCTGAGATTGAAGTATCCTGGCATAAAACCTCTGCTTCCAAAGTTTGTCTAACTGTTAAAGCATCTAAAGAAGTTGATGTGCTATTTCCAAAAACAATGACCAAATTTTTGGAGCGTATTAGGTTTTTAGAGAATGAACTTAAACTTGCAGAAGAATTTGTTCAAAAACAAAAAGAAATATTTTTAGAAGAATTTAAAAAGTTAAAAGGTGAAAATGAGTGATAAAATTATGGCAGTTTATCTTGTGTTGGTAGTAATATTATCAGCAGTGATTGCCTACAATACACCAATAGGATGGTAACATGAGATTTAGAAACTGCATTATTGGTAAAGAGTTATCCCATCCAATCCAAATAGCTGAGTCACTTTTAACACCTTACTCGATTATGTACAAAGACCTGCAAAAGAATGCAGGCATCTTTAAATACAACACCCCTGATAATTTTTTAGACCTGTTACTTGAGAAAAAGGAACCCATAAGTGTGTTTACTTACCGTCCCAAAAATCCATGGTCTAAAGCTATTGGTTATTACTCAAGCGGGAAAATTCACCTTAATATTAGAAAGTTGCCAACTATGGATAAGTTAGACCTAGTAGGCTTTTTGCTTCACGAATATGCCCACTACTCAGGTTTAAATCATGGGACTGGCTATACAAGGAACTATATTACTGAAGACAAACTTAAATACTCAGTGCCATACTATTTATCTGAAAATGTTAAAAACTGGATTTAAAATGGAATTTATTATCATTGGTTCTGTGTTTATTATTTTAGGCGCAGTCATCATTTACAATCAAGTCAAAATAATGACAGAGCAAAAAGAGCAAAAAAAGAAATTAAACAGGATGAAGATTTAAGGCGGCAACGTGGTCACATCCATGTTTGCACGCTACCGCCTGAGGATTTATGGGCAGACGACCGCCTGCAGTTATAGTTTCAACCCTTTCATAAGTTGCGTCAATGTTATCTAGTCCTACTGAAAAACAAATTGAGAACCAGATTTTAACCTACCTAAGAAACAGAAGGGTTTTTGTATGGAAAAATCAATCTGTAGGTGTCTTTGATCAGAAAAAAAACATATTTAGACGCTCAAATAATCCGCATCACATAGACGGTGTGTCCGACATTCTTGGTCTGTATCAAGGAAGGTTTCTTGCTATAGAGGTTAAGCGCCCAAGTGTTTCCAGGAAAACAGGTCAATTTATCTATAGGACACAAGAAGAACTTGTAAAAAAGGCAAGCCCTGGACAGGTTTCATTCATAGATCAAATTAATAAGTCGGGCGGATGCGCTTTTCTTGCAGACAGTTTAGAAGTTGTTAAAGAACAAATGCTTCTCTATTTCCCTTCGTTCCAAAATTGAGCAAGGGTAAAGTTTGGGCAAGTTTTACCAGGATCTAATGTCCTATGCAAAATCACATCACTTTTAGTCAGGTTATATTTTTTTAAAAGATCGATGATTAACTTTCTACCAGTGTTAAACTGATCAGTATGGAAATCTTTAAAAGTTCTTCCAGAAAAACAGACACCAATACTAAAGCGATTATGATTTTTAACGTGGGCTCCGATATATTGCTCGTCTCGCCCTTTATGAATGGTTCCCTTCTTATCAATGAACCAGTGATAGCCAATATCGTCCTGGTTCCCTTTTATGCCATCAGGACCTGTAAAACCTCTGAGTGTATGCCATTCTCTGATTGTGTTGATGTTATCGTGTAGTGGTTGGTCTGAGTCGCTGCAGTGCAAAGCGATAAACTTTATCTTTCTCATTTTTTAGCCTCTAAAAGAGTGATTATTTTCTGAATCAATGAAGCTGTCTTAGTGTCATTGTTTTGCAATGCTTGAAACTTTTGAGCAACCAATCTTGTGAGAGTCTCAGATTTATGGCAACTCTCTTTTTTTAAAGACAAATCCTGCTTCGTAGAATCTTCTAATTTTTTCTTTTTCATGAAATTTAATCACATCCTTGTTGATTATTATTTCATATTCTTTACACCATACCAGTATTTTTCGCTTACACGCCCCGATTGTCGCCCACTGGTATTCTAAGCCGTCTAAGGTTTCATTTATCCTGTAGGTTCTGAGTTCGAATGAAGGCGGTGTAATCGTGGAGGTAGTTGCGCAGCTCAAATTGGATATTATCAAGAATAGCATCAGAACGAATGGACGGATCTTTGTTGTACTCATTGTAAAAGTCTTTTTTTAACTGACTAAGTTTTTCAATCATCTGCAATGATTTTCTAACTGTAAAGTTTTCTTCTTTTTTAAGAAGCAGCGAAAGACTTGCCTCCGCTGCCTCGATAATTGCCTGGATAAGCACTTATTTCTTCAACTTCTTTAGTTGAAAGTAAACTAATTGAAACAATCCATTGGCCTTAACACTTGGGATAAGTGCAAGTGCTTCTGAGATTGCAAAAGCTAGTAAAATAAAAGTGTCTTTATGCTCGATAATCATTTCCATATGATCTCCTTATTCAAAATATGCTTCTGTTATTTCCATTCCTTGATAAATTCTAGCTGTTGGTTTTAACGTACCGCTTGTTATTGCCGTTGATTCTCCAACTTTTATTCCATCAATCCAAAATTCAAACCCTGTAGATTTTGTTTTAATTTCCAAAGTAACTATTGTGCTGTTGTCAACTATTCCAGTATAAGTCCCAATTACGCTGTTTCCATAAAGCAAAGACAAATAGTTTCCTGCTGTTGGATTATTTTTATAAAAACCCCAAAAGGTATTAGATACACCAAATCCAATAAATGCAAAACCGCCTAACCAAAGATCAGAACCTTTAATTTTATAAGTTAAAACCTTTCCTGTGCCCTGCAATACTTCTTGAGTAGCATAATTCATTGAAGCAAGGGAGGTATCATTATAATTGGCAATATTTGAAGTTAAACCACCGTCCAATTGAGCAGTGTTATAATTTGCATCTTCAGTCCAATCTACATAGGTTCCTGTAAATATCGGTGCACCAAAATCAATATCAAATTCAGCAACAGTTAAATTAGCTCTAGGAATTAAAAGAATTGCACCATCTTTATCAATAATAGTGATTTTTTCTACTTCAAAAATATCTTCTGCAGTAGCACTGACAAAAAATTGACCTTCAGGAGAGGCAACAGTTGCATCAAACTCAACTGATTCAAATTGCCCTAGAGTGTCTGACTTGTATTTTAGAATGATCTTGTTCCAGACGTTAGGTGAAGAGAAATGTGCACTTGCAACTACTGTGGGATGTAATGCAAGAGCAGTTTTATCTAGGGAAAAGATACCTGTGGCATCTTTTTCTAGTGGTGACGGCTTAGTAATTATCGGCATTGTAAAGACTCCTTAAATGAAAAAGGGAGGGTTACCCCTCCCTGTGAAGTAGTTAGTGAATGTAGGTAACAAAGATTTTATCGCCAGAAGCTATTGGAGAAGCACCTGCAGAGGCAAGTTCCCCAATCCAAGTAATCTTAGTTTTACCGTCAACAACTGAAAGAGTGTAGTCTACATTTTTAAATACATTAAGACGACCAACGCAAACTTTGTAAATCTTCTCAGCTGTATGAGCAAGTTCAACATAGTTAACACCAACACCGCTAACACCAACTTCAAACATTACATCCTCTTCAACAATTTTAGCTTCAATTATATCAAGACGACCATCAAGAGCATTTTCAGCGGCAACAGCCCTAGACTCTTCTGCAGAAACTTCATCATCTACATATTTTTTAGGTGTAGCGTGATAGTTCTGAGTAGGCATTTTTGGATTAGTTCCAGAAGTGCCATCAAGTAATTGTGCAAATCCGTTCGAAAGGATTGATCTTCCAGTTGCACCTGTGTGAGATACTTGAAAAAAACCTAGCGTGGACGATCCAAGAGAGTTGTGTTTAGCATCAATTTGGCCTGAATAGATTTCAGTGTTAAAAGTTCCGCCTCCATAAGCATTAGCAGAATCAACATAAGTTAATTTAACAGTGTCATCCTGCTCAAAGATTTCAATGTTGCCAACGTGGGCAGGATTGTCAATTGTAAGACCGCCAGTCATTGTGCGAGATCCGTCAAGTTTAACGAATGTTAAATCCTCAGAAGATCTTGCAGATGCCTCAGAAGTAATTGCAGATGCTCTATCTATTAACTCTTGTGCAAGACCGTCAGAAACTTCTTTTAACTTAATATCTAGTTTTTTGTCTGCATCATGTAAGCTAGAAGCAGAACCAATATAGCTAACACCAGTGTTTGCAGAGTAAGATCCGTTAGATCCAAGACCTGCACCAGACTGAGTAGCATCTACTTCAGACTGAAGAGCAGCAACAGCGGCATCATTAGAAAGAACATATCCGGCAAAAGCTGAATCATTTTCTGTGTCTACAGAGTTAATTAAAGAAACGATTTCAGCAAATGAATCTTTGTCGGCTGTAGAAGCAGATAATATTGCGTCAATACGTCCTTTTTCTACATCAATATTTCCTTGGAGGATTGCATCTTGAGAATCAACGTAAGTCTTAGAAACTTCGTCAGCTTCTAGTGAATCCAAACGCAGAGAAAGAGCACTGTCGGCAGCAATACGAGCAGTTTCCTCAATAGAAAGATCAGAATCTAACTGTGAGATTTGTCCGTTGAGGTTAGTCTCAAGAGTAGAAAGTTGACCTTCTAGGTTAGTTTGTAGGCTAGAGATTTGACCTTCAAGATCTGATTCAAGAGCGTCAAGTTGACCTTTGTTTATTGCATCACCAGAAACTGTACCGTTAGCAAGTGATTCAATTTTAAAAGAACCCATATTCATCGCACCAGTCATAGTACGAGAACCGTCTTTCTTGAACATAAGAAGATCTTCAGCTTCTCTAAGACCTTTTTCTTCTAATACCTCTGCATCTGTGTAAGACTGAGCAGAAGATAGAGTAGAAGCATCTCCGGCAATTCTAAGAGCAGCTTCAGAAGCAACTTCAGAGTTAACGAATGATTCAGAAGCAACAACACCTTGAGGAACAACAGCGTCACCAGAAGCATCGATCTTGATGATCTCTACTTCGCTACCGCCTACACTCATCCCCTTAAGGGCTTGACCATAGAGAATTTTTACCTTGTCTCCATCAACAGCCTCTTCTCCGATCCACTTTTTTTCAATTTGCAAACTCATCTTTTTCCTTCCTTGTAAAAGTTAATTAGTGATAAAAAAAACTGTAAGAGATTTCGACCCAGTTGTCTTTCTCCAAAAAGCCATCCAAGCCAAGACCTTCCCACGAGATTGAATTTTCGCCTTCAATAAAAATAAAATCAAGAGTTATTATTACGCATGGCGCACCTCTTGGCTGAAACTTAACAAATCCGCCTTGTGGTGCAAACTCTCCTGATAAAAATACTTTCTTCTCATCAATATCTGACTGAGTAAGTTGATAAGCATACTGGTTTATTTTTGTTATTGGTGCTTGGAAACCACGGACCTGCACATCTAAAACAGAAGGTGCAGTTTGATATGCCTCTAAATTAGAAACTTGCTGAGTAACATCTAAGTTGAATGATGTTTCGTTCAACTGTAACTGCATTACTTGGTCACTTCAGGCGAGATTAACGCCAACCCTTGAACCCATCTTGTTACGAAACCTGATGGAGACACAGACTCTATGTCATAAATCATTTTAATGACATTCCTGGACGTTCCACGAGCGTTTGTTTGGATCGATGCAGTCACTTCAGGTGTAAGCATTATTTCAACCATGCCCTTAGTTGATTCATTACCTTGGTTTAAAATTGAAAATGTAAAGGTTGCTTGTGTGGTTGTATCACTTAGATCTTTTTTGATCTTGCCTCTAAACACATGACCCGATAAGTCTATTTTCTCGTTAGCCTCATCTTTAATGGTAAGGTACATACTAAAAGAAGCACCTTGGTCTATTGAAATGTCATGCGTAGCTGCCATAAATAATCCTGTTTAGAAAATCTTACTCCAAATATAAGACGATAAAGAACCTAATACTGCACTAAATGCTGCTACTTTAACTTTTAAAGTTATTAGTTCCTGCTTAACAATAGTCAGGTCTTTCCTGATTTCTTTTATTTCGCTAAATAAATGTGACCGCCACTCTTGATCATTATTCATTATTAATCCATAAACTCAGGCAGCGGTTGATCTTCAACTACCTCTGGTTTAATAGCAGGAAATAAAACTACTGACTCAATAAGCGTATTTTCTTTAGGTTGCGGCTTAGGATATTTTGCCTTTATCGCTAACCTTTTTAATTCCATGTCATTTAATGCTTCAATTTTACCATCAAACCATGCGTTCATAAACTCTTCTGGACTAGGATACTCTGCCTTGCGCTTAGTAAAGCACTCCTGTAATTCATCTTCGTATGAGATTGCATGATATTCAGCAATAGCATCTTGCGGGTAAGATGATTTGTTACCATCTAGCCACCATGCTAATTTATCTTTTGATTCTTCGTAATGAGATTGGTCAATGATAAGGTTATTAGATTTTACAATTATTTTAATCATGGAGCCACCCCTGTACATTCAACTGACATATAAGAAAATTTCCCTGTCCCAGAATCTGATGATGAATCTAAATTTAAAACTAAACCGCCATTAGTAGTTGTCGACCATGTTTGATCGCCAGTTACAAACCGAGGAGAGCATTGATTTACTTCATCACTTGTTGTGTCATAACTTGTGCAGCTACAATGTATAAAAGATGAGTTTGACCATGTACCGTTTGCAAAAGTTAGGTTGTCGTAAAGACCTGTTCCGGTAAGAACTTGAGGTGGAGTTGCTGTTCCACAAGTATCAACTACCTCAACACAAGTACCTGTAGTACATTCTGTCGGACTTGCAAGAGTTGCAGAAGCACCGCCAAAGGCATAATAACAAGTTTTAGGCTTAGCTATTCCCGGTGCAGTCATTACTTCGTTAAATGTACCTGTGATTGTTTTACTAGCTACAAAATCTGCACCTTGTTTTTGGCAGACAATATTAAAATCTTCTGCGAGTTTTGTTGTTGCAGTCTGTGTTCTAACAGAAACACTAGTAGAAGACTGGGAATCTATTTGCGCAGTCCTATCAATAGAGTTATCAAAAGGTGTGACAACACAATTGGGAGCTACAGTAAAAGTAAAGGTGTTGAAAGTTACGGCAAACAAAGAGGTGTCCGAAATAGTGGCATTCCCATTAATCCAATCAACATTCTCTCCGCTAACAACACCTGCAGCACTAACCTTTGCACTAAACACATCAACATTGTTAATGCCCGCAGTTGTTGTATAGGTAGAATTTGATCCGTAATACTCAAGGATAAATTTAGATGAGATTCTAGGTGAAGCGGCTGTGTCACTTGAAATAGTGATAGTGTTAGCAGTAGATCCTGCATAAAGTTCAAAAACTCTATTGCCTGCAGAAGTATAATTAAAAGTACATTCAATCATTAGCCCAGTATATTGTCCTATTCCACCTGTTTGTCCGTATTGAGGTTCGCAAGTAGTTGTACCATCGTTGATTGCAAAACCAGAGTTCCCACTTGTTGCTAAAAACGTACGAACCATGAACTTAGCTTTATAAGTCCCTGCAGGAAGATTGTTTACTGTTACCCTAGGAAGATCAGAGTCTGTAGTTTGCCATGCACCCAATGATTGTCTGACAATGGTTGGTCCGGGGCAAGCTGCTACAGTGCCAAATGCTCCTACAGTAGTAGAAGTTCTTGTCCAGTTACAACTTGTAGTACCTGCAAAATATGCTTCACCTGCTAACTTAGCTTCAGAGCTAGAATTTAAAATATTAGAAACACCAACATAAGATTCATCGACGTAAACTGTACCAGTAATAGAGTTACCGTTTGAGTTGATTGAAATACCTTGAGAGGTTGCACCAGTTACAAATGGAATCTGATATAGACCCCACTTATCATTACCCTGCACACTTACACACAAGCTAGTAATAACAACTCCTGCCTGCCTAGGGCATACACGTACACCTGCTACGCTTGATTTAATTTTTACAGTCAAGATAGCTTGCATACCGTCTGTAAGTTGAGAGGCAAATAATGTTGAATCTTGATAAAAGTCCATATTCTGAGAAGATAAGACCACCTTTCCAGATGCCTTCCCTTGAACAAACACAGAATAATCTGCAGTGAAAGTCCCTGCGCTATTTGTCCACTTACCAATCCCTGATTCAAACCCAGGATTAATAAGAAGGTTATTATCTTGCAGGTATTGACCTGTGACAGATGAAACTTGTGCTCTAGATAATGCTGCAAACATTCCCAGGACTGCGAAAAATAAAAATAAATTCTTAATCATGTTTTACCCAAATGTTAATTCTAAACTATCTAATAATAACCTTGCATCTTGTGTTGATCCACTAGCAAGACGATATAATTTTACCCTTATCTTATCTCCTGCCTGTACTGCTACAGCATTGATCTGACCACTTGCGTTTGTAAGATCGATGTTACCAATACTTGTAATTAAGTTTGTAGTTGCCGACAATGTTACTGCAGCATTAGTGCTTGTATAAGTATTGCTATAAGTCCCAAGCACAGTAGAAGCATTAATAAGTGCAGAGACAGCTTGAAAGTGTACAGTGGCAGGTGAAACACCTGCACAAAAGAATTTACCTTGCTTTAAGAAGATTTGAGTCCCTGCTACATAGGTAGGAGGTACGTTCACCACAACATAAATTTCTTGTACTGATACGTTATCAAATGACTCAAAAAGAAAACCGTCTATAAACTCAGAGATTGGACCCAATGTATCTTTAATCCAATTAAGAGAAGGAGTAGCAATATTAATTGCCTTAATATCAATTTCGGTTGTAGTTGAGGTTAAAGAGATGTTTGCACCGTCAGTTAGACTTTTAAACTCTAAATTTTGAGCTAGTTTTTGAGCAAAGATGCCAGTCCCTGCGCCTAAATTTAAACCGTCGTCAACATCACCATAAACAAGGTTAGAAATGTTACTAACCCAAGATGAAGTAGCAGCATTATACCTTTTAATTGCATATTGAGCGTTAACGTCGCAAGCAAGATCACCATTTATAGGTGAAGCGATAGTTGCTAAATCGACTGGTTCAAAATTTATTTCTGGACCTATTTTTATATCAGCATTGCTTCCTGAAGGGTTAGAAACTTTAAATACTGTCCCCTGGAAGTCCATTGTGTCAGCACTGACTACAGGGGTTCCGTTTTCTTCTACTGATATTCCGAAAACTTGATCATTGATAAGGTCAAAATTACCAGTTAGCGGATTAAATACTTGTTTAGTAGGCATTATGTCCTCACTACACCGATCAATCGGTTAGACCCATCGTAAGATAAGGTCACTGTGGCAACTGTGACTGTAGCAAGTTTATAAACTACAGTAGAGATATCTGTTGTCGCACCTACGTATGAAATAACAAGTTCATCATATTTTACAGGAACTAAAGCACCGCCCACTCTCTGATTTAATGCTGTAAGGTCTGCATTAGAAATTGGAACTGCTACTTGGTTAGATGAAATAACTACTCTTTGAGTAGAAGCATCAGTATTACCCGCACCGTAAGTTACTGGTAAAGTCAGAACATCAACATCACCGATGTTTGCTGTACCTGCAGTTAGCTGAGTTTCTGTAGTTAAAGCACCTGAAGGGTTAACTTTTACGTCAACGAAACCACCGCCACCTCCTGTAGTTTTTCCAATGATAACAGTCTTACCTAACTCGGCAAACATATTGCCTGTAACTGTTTGATCTAACGTATAAAGAGAAGATTTAACTAATGTAGTTTTAAAGATTGTCTGTAATCTAAAATAGGCTTGTGCAGAAGAACCATTGGTATAAACCACTCTAGCATATCTAAATTCAGCATTGAATATATATCCAACACCTGTTGCGCCTGTGTAAGTTGTAGAATGTGAATGATCCCAGTTTGTACCGTCAGTTGAAAACTCAACCTTTACACCATTAGTTGCACTGGCAACGTCTGATTTTACGTTTACATTGATTGCAGCATAGGAAGTAATATCAAACGCAGTCCCAGTAAAGACACCGCCTATTCCTAATGCAACCGTGCTTGAGTTTCCAGAATCAAGAGTACCTGTCAAAAGAGTGGTTGAACCAGATCCAATGATCTCAACAGGTAAAGGTACTGTATTGGCAGGAGTTACATTATCTTTGGTAACTGGAACCTGATCACCGTCTACATATATAAATTGAAGCGAGGGTAGTGCTTTGTTATTTGCAGCGTTAGCTGTGTCTTGCTCAACGACTTGCTGTGCACCATCATATTGAAAGAATAAATCTTGTGCAGCAACTGTTAAAATACTTGGAGGATATTGATATATTTTCATTATGCCCCCAAATTATTTCCAGTAATCCAGGCATTAATTAGACCTGTACCACTGTTTGAAACTGCATTAAGTCTCATCTTATAAGCTGAATGTTTTTCTATTTGTAATGTGTATTCTGTATCAACAGATCCATCTAAAACTATCGGTGTATTGAAGTCTAGTTCGTACCAGACAGGTGTTTGAGAATTTTTATCACCTGTAAACTCAACTTTTATAACGCAGTTTACAGAAGATTCTATTTTAATAATGTAGTTTATTACGTCTAGTTGATCAACTGTGCTTTCTTGTGAAGGTGTGATCGATGCAGAGTTTACAAAACTCCAAACCTGGTATTTGTTAAGTACATTCCGTCGTGACATTTTTAATCCCCTCGTGGGTTAATTGCCTGTTTAGCAAAAAGACAATTAAAGTTTAAGTTCGGTAAAGAACTTTATCAAGCCCTGATTGCTCTCGGGTTGATGATTTTATATTTTTTGCCCCTACAGTAGAAACTCTTCTCTGTGGTTGCATATTTTGGACTTCTTTTTTGATTTGCATTCCACTAAATTGCTGTAGCATATTAAACCCTGTAGGCGTGAATGCTTTCCTGGTATCAAGTCCAAGTATTACAGATAAGTTTGCTTTTTGTTTCTCGGTTAGCTTTTTATTAAACTCAGGTAATCTCTCTGCGAACTCTTTTTGAACTTCTTCTGCCATTCTTGGATAAACCGCCCTAAATGCTTCCATGTATTCAGGAGCAATATATCCAGACGCAATGCTATTCATAACCTTGTAAGGTTTCTCAACGGCATCAACATAGTTTTTAAACTTCATTAACTCTGATCTTGAAATTGTTCCATCATCAAAAGGTGTAATCTGTTTTTTAGGAACCTTTGTAGACAGAAATGCAGCCGCATCCATAATCTTAGCACCTAGAGCACCTGCAGTTTTAGGAGCAGACTCATAAAGTGCTTTATTGTTTTTGTTGTATACCTGGATGATCTCTTGTGGGTCCTGTTGGTAATATTCAACTTTTTTCTCAATCTCTTTTACATCATCATCGGATAAGTCTTGACCTGTAATGGTTCTGTTGATTGCCTTAGTTGATAATGATGCAGACTTTTTGAAGAAGTTTTCAACTGAATCAGAGATATTAAACTTCCCTTTATTAACTGCTTTTTCAAGAGCTGCGTTTGTAGGGATATACTTAGTCATCTGTCCAAGCATACCCTTTGGGCCTGATCGATAGACCATGTACCTAAACATCTCTCTTGATTGATATGCAAGCTGAAACATATTTTGAAAACTTATATTAATAGATGTATCAGAAGGGTTCATATTAGGAGGCAAGGCATCTACGACTTTAGAATAATCTGCAATAAGTTTTTTAGGATCTGTTAAATGAGGAGCAAGTAATTTTATCTGTGATTCTTCTAACTTATTTAATTCTGTTTTAAAAACTTTAGGACTAAAAACACCTGTACGAGATGATCTCTTTTTGATGTCATTGAGCAATCTTGCTCTTGCTAAGTCTGCTACTTCTGGAAAGTACAATTGAAATTTCTCAATATCTTCAATTTTTTTTAGATTCAGCAACTTGTCAGCTAAAGGTATTGCATCGACATCCTTGAGCCTGTTCAAAAGATTATTCATGTTTTCGGTATTAAACCCTAAATAGTCCCCTAAAAACTTATATTTTTCATGTGTACTTCTCCAAATACCATCTGCAGTATTTAAAGCTGTAAACAAATCATCTATCTGCTTACCCTTGGCAACAAAAGGTTCTGCCTTATAATTGAACTCAATTGCATTTCTTCTCAATGTGTCTAGTCTGTCATAAAGTAATTTGAAAAATTTTTCAGCATTTTTATCGTCTGCTTTTTGTGCTTTTGTAAATTCATTACCTATTAATGTTCTATATTCTTTAATTTTATTATAAGAATCCTGCTTGCTAATAATTTCAATGTATTTTTTAGCATTAGGCACAACATCAATTAAGGGAAGTTTCTTTAATTCAGTTTGAAATTTTTTTCTTAATGATTCTGTTATAGGAAGATCTCCTGCTTTTTCATCAATAATTTGATACAAAAAAGATCCAGGCTCTAGCTCTTCTGATATTTTTGCTCTGATTACGTCTTTTGCTTGCAATCCAATAGTAGATTTATCAACTTCTGCAGCATCTTTAATTATTAAGTTTTGAACATTATCTAAAGAATCATAAGTTTTTTGAATTTCTTTTCTTGTTAAAATACCACCCACACTAGGTTCTTTAGCTAAAGATCCTTCCATTTTTGCGAATACACCGCCTTCTTTCATACCAGGAGTAAGTGGTACACCTAAAGCACCTGCAGCTTTTTCTAATTCAATCTTATCGGCAATTTCGTCTGCACTAGACCCTAGTTTGTTTATTATCTCATCGGCTGCTTCTTCATTAGATAGCCGAGTTAAAACATCTTTTTGGATCTGTTTGTCTTCTATCCCAGAAAAGACTTTTTTCATTGTCTCGGTGTATTGCTTTTTAATGGCTTTAGCACCTTCTCCAGCCATTCCAAATGTTCCGCCTGCTACAGAGCCAAAGATGCCACCAATCAACGCACCTTGACCCATACCTGCCAGAGCAGTTTCAGCATTAAACTCAGCATCTCCCAATGCATCCTCAGATATAACATCACCGACACCAAAGAAAGCACCTTCAACCGCAGAGCCTGTACCAATCTTGACCGCCTTGTCGACTACCTCTTTAGTTATGTTTGATGCAGTTTTAGATAATATTTTTCCCGTAATACTAGGAGCGAACTTTGTAGCAGCAGCAACACCGGCACGTTCCGCTAGTGCTGCAGGAGTAGCAGCGAGTAATCTTGCACCTACACTTGTCCCACCTGTAAAAAAAGCAGGAGCGATTGCACCTGTAATTTCAAAAGCACCGGAAATAATCGGACTTGCTTCTTCTAATGCTTTTAATTTTTCTGGGGTTGTAATGCCTGTACTTGTGAGAATTTGATCGAATAACCCTAAAGATACTCCTCTTAATAAGCCTGCTCCTGCAGCTTTAAAAGGCTCATCAGCAGCAATGTCAAGTTGCTCTTCTTTCTGTACTTGTTTTTGTGAAACGTGTTTGAATCCTGCATCAATCGCATCAAAAACTTGTTCAGATGGTACTATTCTTCTTCTACCGTCATTGTCTTCAAATTTTAATTCCTGACCTTTAAGAATAGAATATTCGCCCGAGTTTAAAAGATCCGGCAATCCACCATCTTCGATGTTTTCTAGTTTACCTGTTCGATTATTTCTAACCTTAATCATTCAAGCCTACCGATATTTGAACCTACTGGAACTAGCCCGTAACTTTCTTCCTGTGCTTTAAGTGCTTTATTGGCAAGATCCCTCATACCTTTAATCTGTTCAATCATAATAGCGTCAGATTTAAAAAGAGAAGGTTTACTAATATAATCCTCTAGTCTTTTAGCATCATCACCTGACAATACACCTAGTTTTTTAATTTCTTTCATCTGTAATTGAGCGTCTTGCACAAGTTGTTTTGCTCTTACATTTTTAGCAGTGAAAGGGATAGCCTCCCCATTGCCTTTAACTAATTTCTCCAAATCTGCCAATGTGGCATCAAGTGTCTTTTTACCTGCTAATGTTTGAGAAAACTTTTCTTTAGCAGTCTTATCTGTAATTGTGTTTTCATAGCCAGGAATAACATTAGATTTTTTAGCAGTAGCAAGGTTGACCATAGTAGCTTGATTTTTTGCTATTTCAGAATTAATCAGGTCTACTCCTTGTAAAGTTTTAGCAGCAACAATTTTAGATTGAGACATTTCAGATAATACTTTTAATCTATTGCTTACAGCGTTAAGTTGCATATTAGTGAGCTGTAATGATGCCATGTCTTCATCACCAAATCTTTTAACAAGATCACCGTAAAGAGACTGGTAATCTTTTTTTTGCTCTTTAAGTAAATTATATCTTTCTTTTTGCTGATCAAGATCACGTGCCATAGTGTTAGAAACAGTTTCCTGGAATGTTTTTGCACCTTGTGCAGATAAAGAAGATAAAAACCCAGTGATTGCAATCATTACTTTTTGACCAGTAGATGATTTTTCCCATAATGATCTATTATCCCATGTAAAATCTTTTTGTTTCTGGTCAATTTCACTTATCTTTTTCTTTAATTCATTTTCTGCATCAAATCTTGATTGCTGTAAACGTGCCTGATTCATCTCATATTGCTTCATGATTTGATCAGTAGCATCTAAAGATTTTTGAGAAGCCGCATCCTGGGCATTTACTCCGGACATAATTAATTGCTTATATGAGTTAGTAGGTGCAACAGGCTGTGTAGCTAATTCTTTCCCTTGCATTTCACCAGGTATTGCAACACCGCCACGTGATACCACATCTGAATCACTAACTTGTGTTTGTGGCATACTGACAGGTATAGGCTGAGCAACAGGAGGTTTTAAACCAAGTGCAGCTAAATCTGCTTGTGTTTTATTTTGAGCTTCAATCTCGGCAAGTTTTTGTGCTTCTTTTTGAGCATCAATAGCAGCAATATTTTGTTGTTGTCCAATAGCTTGATTAGAGAATTTTAATAGTTCTTCATCTGATAATGGCTGTCTTAATATTCCTGAAGGAGTTTGGGAAGCAGCTATCATTTCTGCTTGTCTTCTTAATTGGTCAGGACTCATATTTATTGATGCAGTAGGTTCCATGTTAACCTTTCTTTTCTAACTTTTTAGTTCTTTGGTTTAATTCAGCTATAGCAGCAAATAAAGGTGCCATGCCTTGTCCGTAATCAACCATCTTTCCCTCAGGCCCATCAACTACCATTTGCTTTCCGAGTTTAGATTTCTCTAGGTCCTGCGCCATAACAGAAGTGACTTTACCCTCTGGGTTTTTCTGACCATTATTTTCTTTATCTTTATAATTGTATGTGTAGCTTTTAAGAGCGTCTAAAAACTCTTCAACCATTTCAGAACCAGATTTTTCTGATTGATTCATATTTTCTTTTAGTGACACGTCTGAGTTTGGTCCTGCGGCTCCACCGCCTGACATTGCCTTAGCTCCACTGCTTGCTAAATTTGAAATAAATTCAGACCTCATTCTTGAACCTGCTAATCCTGCTTCTAGGTTTGCCTGAGCAGCACCAAGCGCAACACCTCTTTGTGCAGCTGCTTGTCGCATTAATTGTTCACTAGCAGCTCTAATTTCTTGCTCTTTAGCTATTGCTGATTGCGCACCTAAGTCAATGCCTGCTTCTTTGCCTGCCTGCATTGCTTCCCTTTGTGCAAGTCCTACGTTTGACATACCACGAGCAGAAGCAGCTGCGCCTAGTTGTTGTTTTGATAAATCCTGCATAGCTTTTTGAAATTGCATTTCAGTAACAGAAGGAGATTTTCCTGAAGCAATATCACGAAACCTTTGAAGTGCTTCTTTTTCACCTTCAAGAGCATCTTTCGTAAGTTTAAATTGACCCATTCCTGCAAGTTTGGTTTCTGGATTAATACCTAAAAATCCACCAATTTTTTGACCAGTTTCTTCTATGCCCCCTAATCCACCGCCTAAAACTGTCGATATTCCACCAGTTGCAACACCGGTAACTACCTTTCCTGCGCTTCCCATATAATTTCCTTAGCTAATTTAATTTCTTTTTCGTCAGCTCCAACTATTTTAAACCCTTTTAACATTTGAGCAAGAAGTGCTTCATGTAATCCATTGCTATTAATCTGAACTGCACTTAACACGTATTTAATTTTCTTTGCCCAAGCAATAATCTCAATCTGTTTTAATAGATCCGATCCTATGCCTTTACGTCTGTGATCTTTATCAATGTACATATCATGAATATAAACATGATCGGATAACAGAGAATATGAAACAAACCCATAATCATGCTCAATAAGTTCAATGTTAGCTTTCTCTTTAATGTAATTTGCATACTTAGTAAGACTTGTTTGGTGCAAGTTTATACCCTCCTGCTTTAATCCCTAGCTCGATTTGAATATTAGATAAATCGTATGACTCACCAGTGCCTGCTTGATCTGAATCAAATATTTCAAACTTCATACTCTCTACTTTTTGACGAGGTAATGAAATCTGGAACTGATATTGTGGTGAACTAGATGAGTTATACACCAAAGAATACTCTTCAAACACAGTATCATCATAATCAAAATAGACTTTACACTTAAGAGTATGAGCAGACTTGTAGTCACCAATAATCCACAACTGGTAAGCCCTTACATATCCCTGGACTAAGTTAACTTTTAGCCATGGGCTTATAAACTTCATAGCATAAAAACTTGTGCCATCTTTAAAAACTGATTCTGACTCAGAGAAAATCTTATTAGACTTAATTAATGAAACAGTATTTTTATAAGTTTCCGCATCAACAGTTGTCTGCCCTGTACTCACAGACCATACCTGGAATAAATAATTGTATGTAAGACAGTTCATGCCAGAGGTATAAAACCTTACCTCGTTAAATTTAGGAGCAAGCATTGATGCAATAATTGACTCTGAGTTATAGTCCTCGATTGCTGCACCTATGTAAGAAACCTGCATTGCTCTTGATAAAAGATAAATGCCCTTTTTGGACTTAAACATTAAACCATCAGGCATACTTATAACTGATTTTGAGTCAGAACACCCAACATCAGACTGTATGATTTCGGGTTCACTAAATCCGTTAACAGGTAAGCCTGTCTCTGTAGGACCATCGCCTTGTATAAAGTATATTGATTCTTCCCTGAAGACTATTAACTTGCCGTCCATGTAACCCAGGGCAGAGATTTTAGTCTTATCTGAGTTAGTACCAGATGCAATCCTTATCCTGAAAAAGTCTGAGAAGAAAATTGATTCAGAGAACAACTGCTTTTTAGAGTAAGCCACTTCATCTTTTTCTTCTAGCCCTCCCAGGAATATTCTATTACCGCCTGACACCATAAATTTAGACGATGGTGCCTGGTCATTTTGTAGAATACCGCCTTGGGTGTACAGGAGTTGATTG